CCATAGTTTACTCCAAACTTGAAAGCAGCGCTTCTAGCATCCGTAGGGAAAGCCCACACTTTTTCTATTGCTACTACTATCTTGTCTTCTTGTATCCATGCAGTGTTTCTAGCACTCCTAAGTATAAATGACATCTCTACTGTTGAACGAGGACATTTATACATTTGAGCCATTGGAGCATCTTTTGTCTCCTCTGAATCATTTAATATAACTATTCCTCCATTTTTACCAGGGTCTATCCCAGCAATGATCATAATTCAGATATACCTAATCTAACGCAGATCTTGTTTACCTTTTCTGTCATATCTTCAAAGTTCTTTTCTATTTGCTCTAAAGATTCTGATACTTCATCTACAAGTTGAGCAACATCATTACTCAATTCATCTATTGTTATCTTAGGTTTAGTATCAATTACTTTCTCAGCAATTACTACTTCATTAGGTTTATCTTTATTTTCTATTACTTTTTTCATTTTCTTTTCCTTTCTAAATGAGGGGCAGATACTATAAGTAACCCCACCCAGCAATCTTGTTCACCATAGTCTAGAAATACAGCTAGTTACTTACTCCACCAGTTCGACTAGGACGCCTTGCATCTGCCCATTCATTATCTTTGAGGTGTGTCTTGACGTGCATCTTCCTCTGTTTTATAAAAACTACATCTATCTCCGTTAAAGCCTACTTCAGTTGTACCTACTCTACCATATCGTACTTTAGCAGATATTATCTCAGATTTATATGGACTATATTCTTCATCATCAAATACATATCCGTACCATACAAATAATGCGCACTCTGCGGTTTGTTCAATAACTCCACTCTCTGAGTAATCAGACAGTCTAGGTCTAGGCTCATAACGCTTTTCAATTTCTCTGTTTAATTGACTTACCAATATAGCAGAGCAATTCTCTTTCTTACATACCCATTTATAATCATGTACTATTTCTTCTATCTGATGTCTTCTTTCTTTCTTATCTGACATAGATATTAGTTGTATATAGTCATCAATAATTACATCTGGTTTATGTCTTGATATTTCTAACATTGCTTCATCTAATGATCTAACATCATCAAACATTAATAACTTATCTTTATACTTTTTAGTTATCTTTTCTATTGATTGCTCAAATAGTTTAGTTGATCCATTAAGGTCACCTTTTCTTACTTTTGTATAAGATAGTTGTTCACCTTCCATAACTATTAATTTTCTAGTCATTTCTGGATTAGACATTTCTCTATTAAACATCATGACTTTGTAGCCTTGATTAACTAAAGAACGTATTATATTTATTATTAATGTTGTTTTACCATGTCCAGGTCTGCCTCCTAAGACAGTTATTTCTTTTCTTGTCATTCCACCTGCTGCTGTATCTAATGCAGGCATACCGAACTTGATAATGTTATTACCTGATTTTACTAATTCCTTAGTAGTATTAACAATGTTTTCTATATCATTTAATTTTGTTGGTTTAATATTCTTTATTTCTTCTATTAATCTGGTATGTGTTGATAATATATCTTCTATGTTATGGTTTTTATGTGTTTCTGTATATAAATTATGAGCACTCTTAATTATTTCTCTTCTTAAGAATTTTTCATATACTATTTTACCGTATTCTTCTATATTTTCACTTGTTGGTACATACTCTGGCAATCCAGTAATATAATATGTAACTCCATCTTCATGATTAGGATTTAATCTCTTAAATCTATCTACTATTGTTACTATATCTATTTCTTGCTTATCTCTGTATAGTGATTGTATTGATTTCCATAATGTTTTATGCATATCGTTATAAAAACTATCTGATGTTTTTATCCATGACTTTGCTTTTTCATATACTTCTGTTCCACCTAAAAGTACTGATCCAATCAAAGCTTTTTCAGCCTCAATATTAGAAGGCTGTTCTTTAAGTTTATCCATTGTTAGCCCTTTTTCTTACTATCTTTCCATTTTTTTCTTTTATAATTAAGGAACTCAGCTCCTTCATATGGATTAAAGATAGTTGTTATTAATCTATTGTCATCATCTTCATAATAGGGATCAATAATTGTTACTGGAGCATTAAATATATTCTTATCATCAAGTCCTAATTTCTCAGCATAACTGTCCATTATCTTAAATGATGCTACCTGAAGAGCATGACTTATTAATCCACTTGCTGCATCTTTTAATACTTGATAACCCGATACATGAGTATGTCCACAAGTAAGTATATGGTCTTTCCATCCCATTTGAGCTGCTTTTGCTACTCCATGAGCTGTATTCCACATTGAATTACCTTTAAACATATGTCTAGCATTTACTCTTATTTCTTTTCCATTAGGAAATATAAGATTTAATCTAGCTCCCCATTGTTCATATACTCCTGAATGCTCACGCATTATAAATTCTAACGGGTCACCATCTCCACTCCAAACATCATGATTACCAGCTACTAGATATAACCATTCTACACTATTAACAAAATGCTCTGTAAGTCTCCATGATTCTTTAGCTGATGTAGATTGTTGTCCATATAATGCTTGTAATCTACCTATCCAGTTATTCTGTATATCTCCAAGATTACCACCAAACAATCCATCTGTTTTATTTACTAGATTGCATAAACTATATATTTGTGCTAAATCAGTACCATCATCATCTACATGAGGGTCACCAAAGTGAAGTATTCCTATAGGGCCTTTTTGATTAATATGTACATTGATTAATTTTTTAGATTGTTTGGCTTTTCTTTTTTGAGTGAATTGTTTTTTTCGATGTTCTATTATTTCTTCAATAGGAAGATATTCTATTTCATCTAATTCTTCTAATTCAAATGGTGCTTTTTCTGCTATTCTTGGTGCGATTGTTTTTCCATTACAAGCATAACACATCCACCTTTGTTTCTTTCTATTATTTTTCCAATATTGCCAACCATCTTTTCTTAAATTCCTAGAACCACATTTAGGGCATGCTATAATGTGACCATCTTCATTTTTTCTCATTTAATCCTCGGTTTTTTCAGTACTTTCTACCAGCTCTTTTCTCTCTACTCCCTCTAGTTCTTTTGGACTAAACCCTTGAAACATTCCGACAACACCTATTTCTTTATGTTTAACTGTATTGCCAACTGTACCAATAGCTTTACCAAGTTCTTTAACTGACTGTAGAATAATACCATCATCCTCACTTAAATCTGCTAAATCTTTTAATTTTTGCAATATATATTCATGGTCTATCCCCAGTTCTTTAGCTACTTCTAAAGCAGTTCTATCTATTTCTTTCATTATCCTCTCCTGTTTTAAAAGCACGGCTGCTTTCTTTTTTGCATTATTTTGATTTTCTTCATTAAACGCTGTCATATAAGCTTTAACAGCTCCCATACCAACTACAACATTTGTTGCAAACTCTTTTTCCTTGTTTGTAGGCTTAGTACGTTTCCGTACTCTGGAAGATGGGTTTTTTATGGTCTTGGAAAAAGTGTATCTATTAGCATGAGAGCTGAAATCAGTATCCATAATCGTTTTATCACGATTTAGAAATGTACCTACTATTGTCCTTACCCATCCTCTGGCAAATTTATAATTTTTTCTATCTCCCGGATGATTAACCTTATCTGCTACTTTTAATAATTGAACAATCCTACCATCATCACTTAATACCCAATCTTTTTCTTTAGCAAATCTCCAGTTTTCTTTTATTTCTGGAGTTCTAGGGAGTGTGTTTTTAAAATGTTCTTTAAATTCCTCTACATCATCAAATACATAATGAGAGACATTCCTAATTTTTCTCTTCTCCAATTGACTTCTCCTTCAGTTTTACTCTAAGAATAGTTACCTCTATAAATAATTCATCTATTAATTCATTTACCTCAGAAGGTATCATGAATTTTTTTTTATTAACTTCTATTGGATGATAAGATTTAGACAAATCCTTCAAGATAGACTCTTGTTCATCTACTGATAACAAACCCAATTCCTTTAATTCTATAGCCATACTATATATACTATGTTATATGCCGGGCCTACAATATCCCTTTCGACCCCCCTGTAATCCCCCCAATTTAAAGCAAGTGTCAAGTACTTGTCAATGCCCAAGTTGTTTTTTAAAAAAATTATAGGATTTTGTTATACAGCCAAACTCGGCTAGTACGCACTTTAAGAGGATTATGGAAATCCGATTTTTAGTTAAAAACATAACAGAAAGGTAAACACTATGGACTTTATTTCATATTGGGTAGCAATAGATGAGAATTTTGTTCTCATATCAATGTCAGTAAGTGAAGAAACACACAGGATTGGTGACAAAGATTATCACGTGGTTGAACACGAATCAGGACATAAGAAACTGATGACCGAGAAAGGTGTCAAAGAAATGATTGATGCTAGTGACAAGGTTGAATCATTGTTAACATAGTGAGTGGGGGGTTTTCCCCCTTACTAGCGTAACTTATAGGGCGCAGTGAACACATCATATACATATTGGTATTCCTCCGCAAGTCTACCGATGTTAGTAGCTGCCTCTTTCTTTATATATAATAAGATTTAATATTAACTTGGGCATAAACTATATATGTCATTTATATGGGCAGTACTTATGAGATTCTATTGGTATTCGTGGTAAAACATTGATGTATAATCCAGTAGTCATATATGAGCAAGGAGTGGATACTACCTTATTCTGCCCTAAACATATTCGTGAAGTTCAACCTTGAACAGTAATCAACTGATACGTATTTCTGGTAATCGTGAAAGGTGCAGTTAGCGAATTAAAATAAAATAAAGTCGAAGTAGAATGGTTATTCCAATAGACCATTGTCTGCGTAATAATGGCTGAACAATGGGAGCTTCCTGCAATGCTCCCCCATTTTAATAACTATAATAACTATAATAGGAGTAATAACATGATACAATTGCATGAAATAAAACAATATCTAATGAAAACATTTTATATGTGGCAAAACAGACATCCAGACAATATTGGTAAGACACAGAGTATTATTGGTAAGACAGCACAAATAGCAATCATACTACTAATTAAAATAGAGTTCATAAAGAAATATAATGGTGAACTTAATGGAAACACACCAGAAAGAATATTAGGAATGAGTGGAAACCATGATGAGTGGCATGAACTAGATGATTTATATAGCGATGGAAGAATGCCATTAGATGATGAACACCAATGGTTAGTTAAAGCTGCAACACAATTACTTAAATACGGAGTATAATAGCATGAAATTAAATAAATGGCATCAATCTGTACGCAGACATATAACCTGTGCTGATGGCACAACCTTTTCAATACAAGCAAGTGACTTTCATTACTGTGAACCAAGAAAGATATTTAGAATAGATGATAAAGACTTTAAAGGATATAAATCTGTAGAGATTATGTGTAAAGATGAATTAGATGAAGATATATTAACAGAATATAATAGTGGCATGGGTGTCTATGAATATGTACCAGCACATAAAGTAATAGAATTATTAAAGAGACACGGTGGTGCAATACAAGGCGAGATACCACCACTCATAGAAGATGCAATAATTAAATCATTATACGAAGAGGAGGAATAGTATGAGATACTGTGAAATATGTAAAATGGTATTTAATAAGTTTAGTGCCGTAGTCGCACATATATTTATAAAGTCTATTGTAGTGCCTGATATGACTTCTTTAAATGTACAAGCAGGTAAGAAATTAGAATTTAATAGGCGTGTACTTGTATGTACAAAGCACAATCATAGCAAACCAAAAAGAATAAAGAAACAAACTATATTTTCATCAGTTTGGCAATCACTAAGGAGTAAATAATGTTAGATGTACTATTAGTAACAATGAGTTTTATAGCAACAATGTCAATGTTCTTTCTATGTTGGTTAGGTTGGACAATGAATAAGCAACTAGAACACAATGATAATGTAATCAATGAACTGCAAGATGAGATAGATATGCTTCGTGATAAAAATACACAACTAGCTTCAAAATTAATTAACCAATAAACCACATAACAGAGGAGTCAGACATGACACTTATATTAATACATGAAAATCAATGGTCATTCAGATACTATGGAAGAGTAATAACTGTTGACGCACAAAACTATAGTCAAGCAGTAAGTAAAGTATCAAAAGAACTAAGGAGAAGTAACTAATGAGTATTAAAAAATTACCAGAAGATATCAAAGAAGTATTTAATGAAATAGACGATATCATGAAGAACTATCCAGATGTACAAGAAGTAACAGAAATGGATAATTTTAAACCTAGACCTGTTGAATTGTATGATGTTGATGTTGATGAAGACGGGCCATTTATAGTATCAATGGATGAAAATGAATGGGAAAACTACAAAGACGAGGAAAAATAAATGAAATATCTTGATATAAATAGAAAAATAATTTATGACGATACATATGCAGGTAAAGAAATAGTATTTAAAATCAAAGAACTAGTAAAAGAAATCAGAACAGTCACAGATAAAGAATGTCAAGTAAATAATATGAAACCAAGTATATTAAGAATAGCAAATAGACTTGAAGATATAATAAAAAACAATAAGGAGGAATAAATGGGATTAAGGCTAACATTGACCCAGACACAGGTTCAAGTACTTAGGTCAGAGATTAAACAAATCAAGATTGATAAAACTGATTATGTTTGGGTTAATTTAGGCTTAGTAGCATATGGTGTACGAAATGATACTGGTGAGGCCCAGATATATATGAGAGTTGGTGTTAGAAAAGATTTAGGTACTAAACTTCCAAAAGAACTATTAGAAGTAAAGACAAAATACTTCACAAATCAAATAGATGGAGAATGTGTTGGTAATGTACCACATCAAGTAGACACTGTTGATTATATTAAACCTAAAGATTTATATGGCATGATACAAATGTTAAGAGGTAAGGATAAAAGAGCAAAAGTTATACTAACAGACATTGAAATATATTAAATTTAATTAATAAAGGAGATATAGTTATGACTTGACAATAAAATAAATAGCTGGTAATCAGCAGCATGCGTGGCATAACTCTCCACACTAGACCCCTACAAATTATGGAAACATAAGGGTTGTGAATAAGTTGGGCATTACTTTTCGTACGGAAGTAGGCAATATTTGTAGGTCTGAATTATATAAACAAGGAGGATTAAATGGTTAAGCAAGATGATATGATTAATGTAGTAGTAAAAGAAATACTTAAGTTAAACGAAAAAATAATATTTGAAGAACAAGATAATATGAATAGAATGAATCGTCTTTCTTTTAAAAACGAAACCAATCCAATACAATTAGAAAATAATAATAAAATAATAAAGTCTGTAGAAAAAAGTATGAGTGCATTAGAACCTATCAGGCGCAAGTTAGATATCTTTAATAAAATATTTGAAATAATACTAGAACAAGGAGAAGAAAATGAAATCAACAATAACCAAAAAGCAGTTTAAAGAATATCTTGATGTACAAGAAGTTGGTCTTTATAATATGTTTGACCCTAAAGCAAGAGAAATGACATCATTGTCTAAATCTCAATGGGTAAACATAATTACTAATTATCAAGTATATCACGATAAATGGAGTAAATAATATGTTGTATCCACCAATTAATAAAATAGAAGAGAAAGTACTTCTATTATTTAAATT